TTCGCGTCTGCTTTTGCTTTCTTCGCAAGTTCTTCGACGCCGTCAACGGTTGGAGGGGTCAAGTTCAGTTTCTTGATTTCCTGTGCCGTTGCTTCGCCAGCGGGTTCGATAATATCGAAGAATCCGCTCACGTCTTCATTGTCGGGAAAGTAGACAAACTCTCCCGCTTTTGCCCGTTGAGTAACGCCGTTGAAGCGTCGCCCTTGTCTTACTTTGTACTTTTTCACGAGAAACTCCTTCTCAGGTTTTCAATAACAAATGACAGTCGAAAGACTACATACCCGTGATATGGCAGATGCCGACCACGTCATTGTAATCTTCTTTGATACGAGGGGTCATTGCGTCCATGACGCGGAACTCAGTCAAGAACCCGCCTCGTTCTGTCCACTGAACGGTTACGATTCCCTGTGCAATCTCAAGGTCAATGACGTTTCGGGTCAGTTGAACCATGACGCCTTCGCCAGCGGTCAAGTTGAAAGAGCGCTTCAAAAAGGACAGTTGCGGAATCGTGTTGAGCATGACCGTAAGTTCATTATTGTCATTGCTACCGTACTGATGGAGTGTCTCACCATACTGGGTGTTGGCTGCATAAAAGCCCCAAGGACCTTCGAAGCCCAACCCCGCCATATAGTTTATAGCACCGACAAGAGTGTTGTAAGCATTTCCCGACGTGCCCCAGTCCCCACCGCCGAAGTTCGTTGCGGTATCTGTGACGCGGTTCGGCTGACTGGTGTACCCGTAAATGGGATAACCCGAATAGATGTTGCCCGAGCCGTTGAACAAGATTTCTTCGTTCATGTCGCGAACCTTCTTCGTTGCTTCGCGAACGTGGTCAACTTCGAGCATACCGCGACCGTTACGACTTGCCATCAAGTGACGTAAAGAGATACCGAAGTCTTTGTGAATGATGGGCAGGGGAACGAACTTCTCGTCGTAGTCGACGCGGTCTTGTTGACCTTGAACAACTCCGTCCATGCTCATTTGAGCGGGCTCCATGTCAGAGATGACAGGATAACCAGACAGAATGACAGACAGGCTTGAGGGTTTGGTCAGACCTGCGGAGATTAGGTCATTGACACCCGTTAGCCCTGTGCGGAATGTTTCCATTACTGCATCGTCGATTTGCAACCACTCGTCGCGAGTGAGGGCGGCGTTCTGCACAAGCGGGTAAGCGCCACGCAGTTTATTAAGGGTGATATTGCCCTTCTCGTCGATGAATCGGTTGATGCCCCCACCTGGGGCTGACCCAAGAAAAGAGCGACCGTTTGAAACTTGTACCCTAGGCATTATTGCACCTCCACTAAAATTCGAACCGCCGTTCCCCCTGCGCCGTTATTCACGGCTTCCGCGGCACGAGCGACGACTTCGCCAGTTGTAACCGCTTGCAAAGCGCCCGCTCCATCGCTCTCGAGAATTGCATCGAAAGCAACATTTTCGCCAGCAGACAACCAAGCGTAAATCTTAGCGCCACGCGGTGGGATTACCCAACTGACGGCGTCGCCATCATTTGCATAATCCGTATCAATGTCGCCACCAGTGAGCACTTGCAAGCGCTCATCGGCGAACATTCGTTGTGGCGAAGTATCGGCGGCGGTTGAGTTCGGGGCGACTTCGGTTGAAGATGCTCGTTCAATGAGCATCCCCGGGGTGATGTCGACGCCAGCGTCGAGAGCATCTTCGCCGAAGATGCACAGTTCTTCGCCAGTGACAACCACTTTTTTGATAGCCATCATTCACCATCCTTTTTCTTGCCCCAGTTCAACATATCGGGAGCGGGAACATAAGCGTCCTTATCTTCTTGGTTCAGGACATGTGCACCCATACCCATAAAGTTGACCGATGGGATTGCGAACTGAGCCAGCTTTCGAAGTTCATCAAGAGACTTCTCTTTCAGTTCGTTCTCCGTATAGACAGACTGACCGCTTGCCTTCAATTGTGCAAGAATTGAAGCCTTTTCTTTGTCGGCTTCTGCTTGCATATTCACCGCGAGACTGGTAAAGGTCTGCAATCCTTTGAGCGTCTCGCGAAAGCCGTCAGCCCCGCCCATCTCAGATATAACATTCGCGAAGTCTTTCAACTCCTGCGGAACTTGTGGCGCGGGTGTTTGAACTTTCTTGTCGTCTTTCCCGTCGTCACTGTTTTGAGTGGGCGCGTTTAGGCGACTTAATTCTTCTTCTGACAGAAGCGAAGTGGGGTCAAACTCCACAACCGCTTCGTCGTCTTCGTTCTCAGAGAACAAGCCGGGCAGAAGTTTCTTCAAGTCAGCCAACTTAAATTCACGTTTTGGCATATTTGCCTCCTTTTGGATGTGCTTGCCACATAAACAGTTTTGGGCTTGAGACTTGTTCATTCCAAGCCCGCACCCGTCGTCGATTGAACACGCCCCGCGGTCACTCAGCAGAATAGCGACATGGTCGGGGCGAATATTCCTATGGGTTACTTGATACTTTTTGCCGTTTATCTCCCCTTCTGTTATCTCAAACTCAGCCCAATATCCTGTACTCACGTTGATTGGGTATCCGCTTCTAATGTTCTTCATGATGTCTCGCCCTGTGCTCGTCTTTTGTAGTTCTTTAACGATGAGCCAAAACTCGCCTTTTAATTTGCGGTCTTGTTCGTCCCATCGTGCATTGTAGAAAGTTCCTACGACTGGGACGTCGGGCTTCGGGGTGTTGATTGCGCTCGAGTGGTCAATCGAGATGGGTCTTCCGTTCCACGCTTCGACAAAGTTGCTCATTTCTTCTTCGGGAACAAGAGCACCATTCATGACGACGTCGGCGGCGAGAATGACCCCCGGAACTATCCAATAACGGATACCGTCGATAATTCGCTCTCGATAAAAGGGCGAATTCACTACGAACAGGTCGGATGTACTAGAGACAAATGGCATATAAAAAAGGGGACGCCAAGCTTATTATCTTGCTTGGCGTCTCGCGCTCCTTATCCGCATTGTAGCAAATAGGGAGTTACTTTGTCAACTGTTCACCGCTACCATTCTCATTCGGTGATAGAGAACTTGTAAGTCGCCCAAGTTGATTTCAGTCACTAAGTCACCGTCGATGTGGGTCGCGACGGTCGTCTCTGGATTGTATTCACAGATAATCCGACCATCGAGGGCAATCAGTTGCTTTGTTTGTTCAATGTTCCGAAGTTGAATCACAGACTTTATGTTCCTTTTTCTGTGCTCGATTTGAAAAGCGATAGGGTCGAACGTAAAGAGCAATTGCCCCCAAACATTGAGAACATAGAACAAGTGCGGTGCTTTCAGTTGGGACAGGTAAAATTGTGCCTTCATAGTGTAAATTGGCCTCCGTATTCTATTGAGCAATGACAACCCCCATTGCAAGGAGTTTCCCCGATGGGTACAACTTCGTCGATAGTAACCCATCCCAGTTCTGCAAGTTCGACGCAACCCTCCAAGCCCCGAGATGTTCGACAATGTTCGGCTCGTCCTAGACGTCGTCTCCCCATTGAGTACCCTAATTCTTTGTGTTGAGTGAGACGCCAGTTCTCATAAAAGCGAGAGAGAGAGCGTCCGTATTGACCCGCCCTCCACATTCTTCTCATACCTTTACTTTTGCCCGACCTTACATCATTGAGAAAGTTGTCGAGAAACTTGTACTCGGCTTTTATCATTGCGCCGAAGCGACCCCACTTTGCGGGGGTCATGTTCGCGAACCCTCCCTCAGCGGCAACAATCGAAGCGCGGTAGGATAACCGAATCTCGACTTTCATTCGACGATACCATTGGTCGATGGTAATGTCCCCTGAGTTCAGAAGTCTTGTCAATTGTCTGAGGTCGCTTTGCACTCCGTTCGCAAGTCGGAAGATGTCATTCTTCACATATTGAGCGGGGACAAGTCTACCATTGGGATAACGGTATCTCATCGCTTCACTATCCCAAGACCAGTTTTTTGAGGGCATTTTACTCTCCGTTCACAATCTCAATGTCTGCGAGTAGTAATCCCTTCATCGTGCAAAACCTGTCCCAAAGCATGAGTACCCCCCGTCTTTCTTCCTCATTCGGCAAGTCGTCTGTCTCAACTGGGAGAAGAAAGTCGACCAACTCATTGTCGCTTTTTGGGGTTATTGGGGTTGTCATTCTGTCCGTCCGTTGGTTCTTCTGGTGGGTTCAAGTTCATATCGGGCAAAAGAGTCGCTTTTGCCTTCGGAAAGAATATGTCGATAAATGTCTCGATGTCGATGACTTGCTCGAGCAAACCACCCGAGAGCGTGTTGATTAGATTCGCGACTTTCACCGCGAGCGTCGCCTTCTGCTCATCTGTCATCTGGAACAGTGAAGGCCATTCGGTCGTATATTCGCCGTTTGAAGGTTGCGGGAGAATACCCAGTTCCAAGAATCTCTCTACAACTGGAACAAGCATCCCATCGTCGGCATGCTTGTTCTGTCTCGTCGATATATAGGCCGCCAAGTTCTCATCGTCTTGAGTGCTCGCAAGTTCTCCCGCTTCGTTCCCTACCAATACTCTTTGTGGGACGCGTGAGCCAGTCGATAAAGACTTGATAATCATCGACCCCTGTTCTTTTGCAGATACAAGGTCGGCATCGAACTTCTCAGCCTTGACCCCAGTCAACTTCAAAAAGCGCTGGATGTTCTGCATGAAAGCGTTAATTTGGTCGTCAAGGTCTGTGAACTCTTGAGTTCCTTCGACTGGGAACTCTGCATCATCTTCGACTGTGAAGACCCACCCGGGGTTGACAAGTAACCAAAAAGCTTCGCTTGCCCCGCCCATGACTTTTTCCCAATCTAATAAGCGATTGAAGATTCTTTTCAAGCGCGGAGTTCCGTAGGTGCGAGAAGACGGGTTGCCCTCTTTGAAGTGAATCAGTCTTGACCAATGCACCTTTACTTCGCCGATGTCTTCATCAAAGGTTATCTTGTAATACAACGGAAGTCCATAGCGCGGGTCAGTCTGCGTCGTCTCAAGTTGAGCAATCTTCGCATTACCTTCGTTGTGTACTGAGATATAGCGCAACCCTTCGGCGCTCAACTTCGTGAGCGGTTGGTCGAACTGCCCGGGAGCTCCCAAGAATATCATCGAGTACCTTGAGATGGCATTGTAAATGTCTGCATTGTTCAAAGCGGTAATGAGTTTGAGTCTCTTGTTCAGGGCTTTCCAAGTTCTGAGAAAGTCGGTCAAGTCTTCGTCATTATCTGAGTCTGTTCGACTGTCACCGTCAATAAGAATAGGTTCATTTCTCCAAGTCTCGTCGGCGATGAAGTCTGCTATTGTGCTCGCCATCTCGTCTCGTTCGTACAGGTTGAGATAATCCTTGAAAGCAAGGTCTTTGGGATACCCAAACGATTTATAAGTGTCTCGCTCACCCTCATGGGTCATACCTATACCACTCATGAGAAGCGCTCGCTCTTGTGCTACCGAGAACATGTCAAGCGCTTTGTTCATCTTCATGACCAACTCGTCGCGAGTTTTGCTCTTTGTCTCGAGCGTCTCGTCTGTCATTACCATTTTCTACCTCCTCGGGACTATCCTTCTTTTCGGTGTTTGTGCTCTTACTGGGGACGAACCAAAAGTCCCCGCCTTTTTGTATTTTAGCACCAATTGAGTTCCCGCCCAAACCATCGCGTCAAGTCTGTTCGGCGATGGGTCGCCCGGAACCCATAGGCAGAGTTCATCTTCAAGAGCATACAAGTTCCCTACAATATGTCCCCGCCCCTTCTCGAATACGGTGCTCACTGGGTCGGCGCGCGTCTGTTTGCCTCTACTCGCCCAAACAAGCTTGACCTTGACTCTTGGGTCTATCTGGTGAATGACTGTGCTCACCATCTCACCACCATTGTTCTTCTCTGCGACAATATAATCGGCTTCAATGTCATAATACAACTCGATTGCCTTTTGCGCCCATTGAGCGGGAGAACCCTGAATCGTCTCGTCTCTGAAAGCATAAAAATGCTTTTGGTCGCCTATCTTGCACATCCCCGCCCCAATGATACCCGCGTCGTCACCCGTAGACGTCGCAGACGGGTCAATCGCTACGACTACAACCGCAAAGTCTGGAAGTTTCTTGACCCTGAACTTCTCGAGAGTGTCTCTCGTCCACAATGCCCCGGGCGCTTCGTTGACATCTTCGGCAAGAACTTCTTGTCTGTATGATGTCTCTGAGATGTCGTCAACGATTTCGGCGAGCGCCTCTTCTGAGATGTAAGGGTTATCGTGGCTCGTAAAGTGAAAAGCAGCCCATCTCCCAGACTTGTCTTTCTTCGCTTTTTCGAACATCTTCGCGGCATACTGTGGGTCTTTGGCTCGCGACTTGTGGGCGAAGCGCAAAGATGGCGGGGTATAGATGAAGATTGCATCGCCGTTATTATCCATGAGCATGAGAGAGCCGACTTCGTCCCATGTGTTCTCTGTCATAAGTTGAAACTCATCGAGAATCAACACGTCGGCAAAGTCACCACGAAGCGTGTCGGCGTTCCATGCCGTTTTCGCTCTTATCCTGTTCTCAGTCCCGACGACTTCAATCACATGAGATGATTCATTCTTCTTGTACTTCCCGTGGTCGATACCGTCTTGTAATGCTTGCTTGACTTCATACCAAAACTTAGTGATTTGGTCAGACGTCGGCGTCGCATAAAGAACCCTACGACCATCTAAGAAAGCTTCGACGGCAATGTCAGACGCGAGCACAGTCTTCCCGCCACGACGCCCCGCTCGTATCATTTTCCGCTTCGCTCTGGACGCTTTTATCTCGACTTGTTTGTCGTGAAGTTCCCGTCTCTGGACAATAACGTTTGTATGAGCGGTAACGTTCGGGTCTGCGCCGTCTGCGATGATTTCAGAGAGAAAGTCTTCTAATATCTGCGGCGATTTGTCCGAGAACATTCTTGTCCTTTATTCTGTCTTTCATGATGTCCAAAATACGGTAAGCCCACGTCGTCGCTCTCTCTGCGGTAATCATCTGGTGCATGTCTGAGAGACGCTTGCCCTCAGTCGATACGAGACGACGTCGGTCTTCCATAACGTTTTGTATCTCGTGCCACAAAGATATATTCCGATGTCCCCCCCTGATAACCCTGTTCATTTCTCGCATAGTGTCGGCGATTTGCCCTTGCAATCTTCGAAGAACCGCCTCGTCGATGCCAGCAACCGACGCTTGGTTTTGTAGGTCGTTGAACTGCTCCCACAGACGAAGAATTCGCCCCCAGTCTTCCATCCCACCGCCTGTGTTCAATTGCTCGAGAAGTTCTGAGAGACGAGCATCGAGAAGCGCAATCTCTCCGCGCATCTCGAGAAGGTCGGGGTCGCTTACCGCTTCGTTGTATCTGTCTCTCAGTCCTTCGGGAATATATCTCGAGTGCTTACCCGTCTTCCAGTGAGGGGACGCAATCCCTGCGGGGGTTAGTCCTCCGTGACTTCTGCACCTTCCATTTTCCATCGGAGTGAACGAGCACGGTTGGGTATACTTCGACGAAGACGTCGCGGCGCCACAGATACCTAACTCTTTTCTCATTTCCAGCTTTTGAGAGTCGGTCATCTCTGTGAATACAAATTCGTGGTCATCGAGCCACTTTAGGACGTCGCTTTTCTTCATGGGTTATTCGGCTTTATGGGTTATTCGTTGAAGTCTTTGTAAATCTTTTGAAGGACTTCGCTTTGAATATCTTTCTTTTTGACGAGGTCGACGCCGTACTCGTCGGAACTCTCTTTGAGTCTTAAGCCCTTCTTTTTGATGAGCGGGGTATCGAACGAGCGCCACTCATCTTTTATCTTGTGTTGTGCTCTGTCCCACCGTCTGACTGTCTCGACCAAATGAGGCCAGCGGGCTTCGAGTTCTCGAGACATCTTGGTTCTTCCATGTCCATGATAGAGGGCGTCTGTATTGCCCCCGCTCATCTTCATGGTCTGCTCTTTCTCAATCAAGAACGTATTAATCTCGACGGTGCAGTACCCTCCGCTCAACACTTGAAGACAAAGGTCGGTATCTTCGTTGTAAATGCCCCGCCAGTGGTACGGAAGTTCATTCCAAAAGAGCGTCGCGGAATACACATGACAATTGAGAAAGAACGGGGGTATCTTGCTACGAGCGAAGCCCCGATAATTGAAGCCAGTAATCCCGATATTCTCATAACGCTCCGTGAAGTCTTCCGCAACTCTCATCGCAGTTCCCGCAGGATACGGAATTCGCTTACCTTTATACAGTCGAATGATGCTTCGGATGTTGTCATCAAGTTGCCAATGTCTTTTGAAGCCCTGCTCTTGTGAGTGCTCGCGAATCCAGTTACGAGCGGGAACTACCGTCCCTTTGTCTCTGAACGGTAGCACCAAGACGCGCTCGTCGCCATAAGTTTTTGCGTAGTTCTCTGCCTCTTGCTTCTCTACGACAAGATGAAACGGCACTTCATCGCGGACAAGAAACTTTGCGGTAAGGCACTTATCCCACCGCCCCTTCGATGGAATATATACGGGATACTGGGGCATATTCTTAGTTTTGGTCATCGAGCATCCTTTTTAGGTGTTCGCTTTTCACTTCGCTTCGGGCAACCAACTCAGTGTCATACTTGTGAGACTTCTCAGTCTTGACCCCTTCTCTCTTTATCAGCCGTTGAGTGAAGCGCATCCACACCCTATTGATTTGCGGTTCGACTCTCTCATGCGGGTCAATCTTCAAGAATGACCAGTTCCGAGCAAACTCAAGGTTGGTCTTATAAATGGTCTGTTCGTCTTTGTATATTGTCTCGGAGTTCCCGCCTTCTTTGCGAACGAACCCACCCTCGAATAAGAACATCTGTATAAGAACGGTGCACCAATAATCAGTCATCAAGACTTGGAGACTCATGTCTGTGTCTTCATTGCCTGAGCGCCAATTGAACGGGAGAGAAGAATCGACGAGCACGCACCCATATACATTCTTATTGAGATTGAACGGCGCTTTCACCCCTGCCGTAAATGCCCTACTTTTCAACCCTGCGAGGGCAATGTTCTCGTATCGGTCGACAAAGTCTTCAATCGCAGAGAGAGCGACGTTCGCGGGATAATCTATCTTTTTCCCTTTGTGCAGTTTCAAAACTCCCTTTATGTCATCGTCGATTTGCCAGTGACGAAGTTCGCCTAAATTTTTCGAGTGCTTTTTGATTGCGTTTCTCGAGTATGCTATTCCCTTATCGTTCTCTGGTAGCATCAAGACCCACTCTTTGCCGAAACGCTCGATATACGCTTCGTAATCCTGCGGTTCGACCACAAGTTGGAAAGCGATATTCGCATCATGAAGAAAGACAGGGGTAATGCACGTCTCAGCCCTGCCCTTCGATGGAATGTAAACTTTATACCGAGGAACTGTCATTTCCCCTTCTCTCTGAATTCTATACTCGAGACATCGTCTTTCGGACGCGGGGGATACCACGTTGACTTCATAGAGTCGGTGATGTTGACCCCTATCAACTTTCCAAATGCTTCTCTGTCTTCTTCGCTTGCAAAGTTGACCGTAATCTTCCAAGGTTCTTCCATCGGCTCATAAGCGGGAAGTCCGACCCATTCTGCATAAGCGTCGAAGTCGTCGTCATCCCCCGGGGGTCGAGTGATAAAGACAAGATTGCTCAATCTCATGTCATCATATCCCGTTCCCTCGAGTTCGCCACTCTTGCGAATATCGACGAGAAGGGAGACAAGTTTTTGGTCGTCGATTATCCCCAGTTCTCCGATTTCATTATCTCCCGCAAGAACCGCGAGCGCTTCGATTGAGTTCGGGTCAAGGTCAAGCACTCGAGCGGGAAGAACTTCAAGTCCCATCTGTTCGGCTGCAATGTGCACCCCATGACCACCAAGAAGCGTGAAGTCTTTCGCGAGCACCACATTCCTTGTGAACGTGTTCGACTTTATACTCGCCTTTATATGGTCGATTTGCTCTTGTGGGTGCTCTCGATAGTTTCTCGGATGGGGCTTCATCTGCGAGACGGGTATCATCTGCACTTCGAACCGCGAGAGTTTCTCACGTAGTCGCTTATTAAGTTTTTTTGCGGTCATGCCGTCTTCGTCCTTTCGTTGCTTGTTATCCAGTTTTTTTGTCTCTCACGTGCCAAAACGTGTCCCCCGCCGCGATATAGTTCCCCGTAGTATACCAATAGGCTGACCACTTCCCGACTGTGTCTGCAAGTTGGTCATAATAATATTCCCCTACCCCAGTCTTTGTAATTGGGTCAATACCATATTCGAACGTGTTCACAGTCCCCGCGGGGTCTTTCACTTCGACCTTTACGACGTCGGGGTCTGTCTTGACGTCGTTCGCGTCTGTGAAGACAACGGATATCCGAATCTTTTCACCGATGACATAGTCCGTACTAATCATTTCTGACCTCCGCGTTCCCTGTGCTTTCTCTGTTCACGGTTGCGCTCTCTGCAAGTTCAGTCTCAATCGTTGCTCTCGTCGCTCGACTTGTCGAAGACGAAGCCCACAGTTTGGTAATGATTGCTTGAAGCAAGACGACGGCAGGTTGCGCACCTACGGCAATTTGTCCAAGCGTCGCTTTGATTGCTATACCTAAAATGCTATAAACGAATGCCGTCTCTCCACTTGTGCTTATTGTACCAACATTCGCCGAGACGTTTATCGCCCCGGGGATGATTGCGCTCGCGAATGACTGAGAAGCAATCACACCCACAGAAGCAGGGACAATCGAAGGCGCATAACTCGAGAGCATAACAGTATATCCAGCGCTTGCAATCACTGAGACAGAAGCGCTCACTACTACCGCACCCGCGACGATACTCGAGTTCTGACCTTGTACAAGAATCGCGCCGACTGTACAGACAACCGTTATCCCTGTGAGATTGGAAACTCCCGCAGAATAGCCAGCGCTCGCAATGACTCCCACAGAGATTGAGACAGTCACCGCCCCACCTATCACGCTTGCAGACTGTCCACTCATAAGCATGACGCCCACAGTCGCGGTAATAATCATCTCGCCGGGGATTATCGTCACAGTGAAGCCAGCGCTCGCAATAATGCCGGCAGTTGTCGAGATTGCAATCGCACCCGCGACGACGTTCGCCGACTGTCCGGACGCAGATATTACCGCCACTTGTGCGGTGATGACTGTCTCTCCGCTTATGACGTTCGCCGTCTCGCCGTTCGAAGCAATCAGTCCAACCCCTGCGGGAACTGAGACGCTCCCGGGGATTATCGTCACAGTATGACCGCTCGAAGCAATCACCCCCGAACTTGTCGAGATTGTGACAATCACTCCCACGCTTGCAGAGTATCCACTTGAAGCAATCGAACCAACAGTCGCGGGAATAACTATTGAGACGACCACAGTCGCAGAGAAAGAACCCGAAGCAATTATCCCGACCGTAATCGAGACAATGACTTCCCCGGGAATGACGTTCGCAATCTCACCGCTCGAAGCGATAATCGCCACAGTCGCGACGATACTTACCCCACCAATCGAGACGCTCGCAGAGAAAGAACCCGAAGCGATTGTCCCTACTACGGCAGAGACAATGACTTCACCCGCGACGACATTCGCAGACTGTCCAGCGCTCGCAATCGCGCCCACAGTCGAAGGGATTGTGACTTCCCCGGGAATGATGCTTGCGGTCTCACCGTTCGAAGCCATTGCGCCCACAGTCGCGGGAATGATTGCAATATTCGAGACGTTCGCAGACTGACCCGCAGAAGCAACCACGCCAGCACTCGCAGGAACAGTAACCGCGCCAGGCACGACGCTCGCAGACTGACCCGATGAAGCAATCGCACCCACACCGCACGAGATAGTAACCCCCGTCGAGATTGTTATCTGTGGCGTGACTGTATAAGTATCAAGCACAGTTCCCCCAACCGTTACCCTGAACTTATACGCTTCGTTGTCAACAGCGGCGTCGGTCGCTTGAAGACTCCACTCGAGTTCTGTATACCCGTCTGTGGTAATGTCGACGGCGTCGGCGGGATTCTCATCGTCTTGAATTCGTCCAGCGTCAAAGTCGCCCGTCGTCTTTCCAGTGGGCGGGGTAAGTTGGGCGGTCGTGTTCTCACCATTCGCGGTGATGTAGGATGACAGTGAGACGATAATCTCATTCAAGATTGAGATACCCGCTCCAAGTCCAGCGCTCGCAATCACACCCGCAACCGCTGAGATAATCCTATCCACTACAAGCGAAGCAGAATAACCAGCGCTCGCAATTGTTCCCGCGTTCGCAGAGATTACGGTTTGAATGTCAACCGAAGCGCTTTGTCCAGCGCTTGCAATTGCACCGACTCCACAGTTGATTGTTACGGAAGACGGCGCGGTTATATTGATGGTTGGGGTTACTGTATAAGTGTTAAGCGGTGAGGCGCTTGCGTAAACTCTAAACCAAATATTCCCGCTGAAAGCCGTATCCGCTTGCAAACAAAACTCAAACTCACTGACCTGCGAGTTCAAAGCGGTTGGCGCACCAACACCGTTATCGTCGAAGTATCCTGCGACGAATGACCCTGAACTTATGACTTGAGACGTCGCGTCTCCATCGGTTATCGACTGACCGCTCGAGATGAGATTTACGCTCCCTCCGCTTGTGGGAACGGCTGAGTATCCCGAAGTCTCGGAGGTGGTCGAATAATAGAGAATATAAGTATTGTTCGAGTTTCTCGAGTTCGTCTCTGCAATGGTGAATCGAATTCTAAACTTTACCCCTCGCAACTGGTCAAAGTTCGTATTGAGCGCATGAGTGAACGTTCCAGAGTTCAGAACTACATCATCATCGCGTCCGCGGAAGTTTTGTTGAACAAGTACAGGACTAGCCATCTTGTATGTCCTCCCTATCTTTCATCGCTCGAGCCATGATTTCATTATATTTGGTATTCGAGACTTTTGTTCCTTCCAATGCGAACCCCATGTCTCGGCAGAAGTCAATCAAACCGAAGATGTCGACTTCGAACCAAACATCGTCGCGTCTTATGTAAAAGTCGCCACCCGAAGTGATAATCCATCGACCTTGTTCGTCTTCTTGCAGTATAGCAATAACGCCCAAAGGTGATTCAGGCGCGGTCGTTACAATCCCATTCGAATAATAGAACTTTTTCAAGATGTCCCTGCGACTTTCCACGCGCCGTCTTCATACGTTGACCGTGACACGGTCGCGGTTCTGAGAACAATCTTGCCGTCGTCTGCCCCCCCTGTTCCATCTAATTGAATCATCTCCCATAGGTTGCCATCAATAATGACGTTTATTCCGAAGTAACTTGTCCCCGGGGTGAACGTCTCAATCGAAGCGCTCAACGAATCAGGGCTCGCACCCTCAATCTCCCTCACGTCGACCAATGAGCCGTTTGACGAAAGATATAAACCAAACTTCGTCTTACCGAGATAGTTTATCGCCCCAGTCCCGCGAAAAGTTCCACTATCCACAAGAGACATACTCATACTTGTCGGAGTACTTCCGTAAAGCAGACGCAAAGCCCCTGCCCCACCCGATAGAGGCCCGATAATGTAAACGTTCCATTGGGAATTGAAGTAAAAGCAAGCGAAGGGAACATACTCATCGCCTGAGACTTGATAAACGAGAGTATCATTCGACCACGTAAGCCCATCGGTTGAGTTCCGATAACGGATGTCAACATCGACGTTCCCCGGACTTGTATATCTCGACGCGGCATACCACATGTGCCAAATACCTGTTCTCTCGTCATAATAGACAGTGGGACGACTTGCGCCTTCTTCTGTCTCTGTGAAGCCCGTCGTCGTGTATTGAATGATTGGATTTGACCCGTACTTCGTCAATGAAGTGAGCGACGACCCAGTCGCTACCCCAATCGCCCTGAATTCTCCATTATCGGGAGTCGGATTGTACTTCGCCCCAGTGTAGTAGAGATAATAGGTCGAACCAACCTTGATAACATTGCCGACATACGCCATCCACAAGACATCATCCCATGCACCCGACGCACCCGGGGAAAGAATGACGGTGGGACTTCCCAAGTCCCCACTTGATAAGTGGTCGATGAGAGTATATCGTCTGAGATACTCGAGACGAAAAGCAGAAGACGCAGGGTCGCCCGTAGCATTGACAAGAGTTCTGAGACGAAAGTTCTCGTTCTTAGGTTGGTCGATATTAGTGTCTTGAGACGCTTTCCAAGTGGCGGCGCTCTCTGACCCGTCGTCATTGCGAAAGCGAAAACCTTCTTGCTCGAGTGTTACCGCAGGTGCGGACGCGACATTGAGAACCACTCCCACTATCGCAGAATCAGACGTCACGTCCCAATTATATGTTGGCGTGGGTGTTGAATCGGGGGATGAATTGTAACCAGATGCAACCCCGCGAACATCGCTCCCTGTGTTGACTGATTGAAGCAGGTTTGACAACTCAGACCCTACGGTTATTGTTGCGCTACTTCCTTCAACTGCGACGACTGAATAGACAAAGTCACCCGTATCTGGAGTTTCCGAGACAGTTACGGAAATGGTTTGCGTTCCCGTTGCCGTGTTTGTATAACGTGTTCCGTATGGCGTCGTTCCATCCAAGCCCGTTGATTCATCAACAATCCACAAGCAATCAACGATTGAACCCGTCGAGGGCGTTGCGGTCAATGTCAATTGACCTGATGAAGGCGTTCCTGTTCCCGCCCACAATTGTGCCACCCTTCGTGAAGCATAAGGCAACTCTTGAATCAGTGTCCATGTCAACCCGCACCCTGAAACATTACTCGCCGACAATGTTGCGACTGTGTTCATCGCCCACACTACCCAAACAAAAACCACTCCCCCATTTGTTGGGGAGATGGAAGCGGTAGAGTTCGGGGACGCCCCGCCGTCCCCGCTTGTCAAATTGGCAAGGGCTATTGACATCGAAGACTATAAGCGGAAGGCGCTTGGTTTGAAAGGGTCTTCTTTTCTGATTCGGTTGATGTTCGTACCTACTTGCAGACGCAAAGCATGAGAGAACCAACCCAAAGCGACTTCAAGAGCGTATCCACGCTCAATCATGTGAGTCACTTCTTCACGGGTTGACTTGTCGAAAGATTCGAGCACTTCGCCAACGACCCCACCATTCTTCTTCACGACTGAAAAATAGGGCACGTTGGTGAATTCATCGCGGGGCTTCAAAGCGTCTTCCCAAGCTTGTTCGGGTAAGTTCCTTGCGGTCGCGAGTAAGATGTCTGCTCGAGCATTGCCCCCCCTGTCAGTGGGTGCGAGAATCTCACTGGGGTTATCCCCTTCGAAGACTACCTTCTTGATACGGTCAATCATCGCGGGATATAGGTCAGAAGCCGAGAAAGAATAAACGGGAATTCCGTTCTCTGCCGACTTCTCATGCGGAATACTTAGAACGTCGAAGAACATAAAAAAACTCCTTTAGGTAAGTGACAGAATGGCGCTCGGTGAAGTTGACCACTGAACGGTATAGTTCCCGCCGTTCGTCGCAGTCGTACCCAGTAATACATAAGCGACCAACGGGTCAAGCGGGGATGAGGGTGTGTTGTTCCACAAAATACCGTGAGATGGGGTCGCGGGGGTAAGAGGTCCGAGACTTGTCCACGTGACGTCGTCGGCGTCGAATAACGCGCGGTCGTTCGTGTTGTCTTGTGTTACCGATGGGTTAGATAGTGTCTGCCCCCCTGCCGTGTAACCGCTTCCCGTACCGTACTCAGTCGAACTTACTCCCGTATCTGCCCACAATTGGTGAGCGTCAATGTCGGGCGTGTACCCTGTATGAAGGGTTAGGGTTATTGCATCATTCAAAAAGTCGTGAACCTTCTTGAATAACTGCTCTTTCAGGTCGTTATAAACCGTGATGTCGCCTTCGGGCATGGTAGCCTCCTTTATTTGTTCGAAGTAACGTCTCTGCCATTGTAGCAAATTTTAGACCAAAAAAAAAGGTTGAGACGATTCTCTCTCTCGTCTCTACCTTTAGAATGTCAAACTTTGACTCTCAGACGTTCGCTCTCTCGTGGGTTGCTATCAATACACCCACCGTCATGTAAAGTCTGTGAGAGTTCATTTTCTCCCCCCTGATTTGATGATAAGAAGAATCAAGAGACTGACCAAAATCGCTTTTAGGATTACCATCTGTCTGCCCACTTTCCAAGAGACTCTTTGACTTTTTCTTCGTCGTCCATGCGCTCTCGCTCGCGACGTCTTTCGCCGTCTCTCATCATCTTTTCCCATCGGCGCTGGTCTTGTTCGAACTTCCGCGCTCGGGCAACTCGCTCTCTGAGTTCTTTTTCTGAGTCTTGCTCGAGCACGTCTTCGGGGTCTCCAACAATCGAGAACAGAAAGAACATAAATGCAATGATGCACACCAAGACCGCTTGACCTACTGTATAAATCTTTGCATCGCTTACCGCAGAATAAACGACGCTCCCCCCTGAGAGCGCCGAAACAACAAAGAACAGGATTCTCAATTTGAGTGGCATGTTACTCCTCCACGAATGAACTCAGGTCTTGAGCGATGATTACTGTCTGAGAAGTTTCTACCGTTGCGAGTTCGTCGGGAATACTTCCAGCCTTTACCGCAGTTTCAAAAACCTTCTTGTTAAGTGAGAGCGCGGGAGTGAAGTTCCGCAAGCACCATTGTAAGGCATCTTTTTCGTTCGTGATTGTCACTGTGGTTCTTGAGCGAAAACCGTAGCCGTCAAACATCTTCCCATTTTCGGGGTCGTATGTCGGCAAGATAATGTCTCGAAGTTCGCTCTCGAGTTCTGAGACTTTAGTCTTCGTCTGTGCTTGCTTGTTCAGGACTTCGATGTTCTCGGGTTGCGCCCAAAATTCTTGCTCGATATGTTGCTTCATCTTGTGGGCGGCGTCTGCTTCTGCTCGAGCGATAGCCAGTAACCCGAGTTTTGTCGTGATTTGCTTGCGAGTTTCTTCGTTCATGAGTTTATCTCCTTTTCGATTTCTTCAATTGACATTCCGAGAACTTCGACGACTTCTTGGCTCGTCAAGATTGTAAAGAACATTACCCCGTCGATAATGGTCTGCATTTTATATGGGTAAAGCTTTCCGCCTTGACGGGATACTGTGTACACTCGCGACTCTGTGAGTTTCACGAAAGCTTGAGTTCCCAATTGAACTTCATTCACGGCAATTCCGAGCAACCCATTCTTGCCATACAAGCGGGAAAAAGCCTTACATATAGCAACCGCTTCTTTGATTTCTTTCTCGTTCATTCAGCACCTTCTTTCTGCATCTCTGCGACTTGTTCGTCCCACACCTTTTCAGTCAAGTCGTGGTGCAGGGTGTTAAAGCACTTCAATGACGCTTCGGGGTTAGCCCCCATATCGAAAGCGCTTTCAATCAACCTGCCGAATCTCTCATCATTCGAACTCGAATAGAATACGATTCTCTGTGTTGATTGTTGAGCGATGGGAGTTCGAAAAACAACTTCCGTCGAGATGTAATCTTGACTTGAAAGCGATACAATCCCGAGAGCGAGATTTCCCATAAACTCGAATTCACGAACATACAATCGACGGCTTGTTTCCCAATGCCTCTGAACTGCTTCGATTGAATAGAAAGCGAACCCCGCCTCCATCATGACTTTTTCAATCTTCAACTCATTCCGAAGGCATTGTTCGCGCCAAACTTCCGGGTCTTCTTGCGAATAGTTCAATCTTTGGTCAAGTGCAATCTTTGTCTCAATCATCATATTCTCCTTAATTTAGAAATATAACAAAGCGGATAAGTTGCGAACAACTCTCGCGACCGCATTGTCGAAGACCATTTGTCGATAATGTACTGATTCGGGGAACTTGTCTTGATACTGTTCGCGTCGTGCTTTATAGGCGACTGGAACTAAAGTGTTGAAAGCTTGAGCGACTTGGTCGTCCAAGGCTGCCATCTCAGTTACTTCATCGTAACTTTCGCGTGAGACTTCAAAAGTAACTTTTGGATAATCAACGTCGCAAGCGAACTCTCGTCGAATTAGTGTGCTCATCATTTTTCTCCTTGTGTTGTCAAAGTTTGACATTTTAGGGGGGAGAAGTTCTCCCCCCCTGAGTTTCTCTACCAAGCGCCGACTTTTTGAGCGGCGAAAAAGTCTGCCATGTCGTCGATGATTGCATCTTCATCGTGAGCGACATAGTCGATAGTAATCTCGACGAAAGCGCGCCAAGTATCGAATTTGGGATAAGTGTTCATCTGCAAGGTTGCTGAATTTACTCGAACTTCTGTCACTTCGCGCCCTGCGAACACTTCAAGCGGGGTGTTCTGGAAAAACGAAGTCGTCGCGTTCAACTCAAGAGTTCGAATGATTGTCTCAGACGAAGCGTTCTTGACTGTCTTCGCGAATGTTGCGATTTGATAAGTTGCTTTGATTTCTGACATTTTATATCTCCATTTGTAGACTTGATTGAGTATCAACTTACATATAAATTATACTACATATTGTCGTAAATTGCAAGCGATTTGAAGAAACTCCCCACACAGGTTTTATGTGGGGAGCGTCAATTGCAGATGTAGTGTATCAGGTTTGGAATACTCAAAGATTACGGTACGCTTTTACTGCTTCTCGAACGTAGAACCAAAAGTCCATGTCTTTTCTGAATATCCCCGGGTCGGGTATCCCCTGCACCCTGTCACCCATGTAAAGACTTTGACCGTTCGTCTCGAGTGTCGCATAGCACCTATAATCGAGAGCGGTAGCATACCAACCAGAGAGAAGACTTGCTCGAACAAGCATCTCATGGGCAAGATACCAGTATCTTGATTCTTGCTCTCTCACGAAGACTTTGCTACCAGAGAAGATGTAAGCATCGACGGTCATCGTCTTGCCCCCATACTGAGTGACAAGTTCACCGTCAACGATGAGCGAGTTCCCATAAAGGTGAAGTCTTGCGGGAAGGGTCGGGAATCTGCGAAGCAAATATCGTGGTTGGGAGACTGGGGTCTTCGATGGGTTCGCCCACCATTCTTTCATCTTGTTACCTATAAGCCCACCGTCCGAAACTGCCTGCACCCCTCGTCTACTTATCCATGTTCTGTTCTCGGGCTTCACTCTTTTGACGTTCTCGCGAGAAGTGAACAGGTGAGGATGAGTTTCCCAAGAGATTGCACGACCGTCGACATAGAACGTGCCTTCAACTTCGACGGGCTGATTATAGTAGTCGAGCGTTTGGAGTATGTCATACTTCGTTCCCCCCTGTGTTATTGTACCGACAACATTGTAAACTTGATTGCCTACGCCTCCGCACATCTGCTTTCGGTCTTTTTCGGGGTTGATTGAGCCATCATCAAGAAGTGAAGGAACCTCGCTCTCTTTGTCGTTCGTATCTTCCCACCCATCCCCGGGAGTTCCCTTCTGAGTATAGTTTCTCGCGCCGAGCGTAGAAAGTTGCCACTCGAGCCATGTCGTCATTCTCAAGTTAACAATGTGCTTCGGATTGTAGACTCTTCCGTCTTTCACTGGAAAGAACGGATAAGTCATATTGGTCTCGCCCAAACTCGTTCCCGACCTATAATCTTCGTCATAGTCGACAAGTTGAGCGGCAGGGATTTGACCATCTCCCGCATGCACCGTCCAGCACGAAGACGGGGGGTACTGTCTGACAGGCTGATTCTCGTCTGAGTGGTCGTATAATTGAAAGACGGTCTTATCAACTGGGGAGAACTTACGCGACGGCATTGGGTTCTATCCTGAATGTTGCATCTGTTATCAGGGTCGCTCGTTGACCGCTCTCAGTAAAGACGATTTCCATCGACCCCGCGGGGAACAGGATTGTATCGCCGTCAGTCGGCGGGGGTGGGGTTGTAGTCACTTGCTCAAAGTAATCTAAGGACGACCATACTTTCGGATACTCTGGATACTTCCAATGAGCGAACCAAATTCCATTCTTTTCAATATCACCAATCTGAGTGACGACTTCTCCCTCATCAAGTCCGACTGTGAACTTCTTTCCGTTTGGGGCGTCGAAGACGGGCGCTCGGTTTTGGTCTACGGGTAGAACTACTCGCCAATCAGTCATAATAAACTCCAAAATGGGATGGAACGGGGCGGGAGCGCAAACCTGGGAAGGAAAAAGACGCTCGGCGGGCTCATCCCAATAATAGTGGGGTAATTTTACGAGCAACATGCTCGGTCGTGCCGCCCCGCCCACGACGTCTTCATTTTACCAAAATGTGGGCTGAGAGATAACAAGAGTCTCGAGAACTGGGAAGTCTCGCTCGCGTAGGTCTTCGGGGAAGTCTTGAAGACGTTCGCGTCTGCTTCTCTTGCCCCCTCCTTGCTTCATGAAGAATGGCACATCATTTCTGTGACAATAATCCTGAATTCGACGCGCCCATGCGAACTGAAATGGTCGGGCGCCACTCTCACCCCCTACGATTATCCAGTCGATAGGTCTATCATATCGGCGCGGATATGCTTTCTCAATGTCGATTGCTTCGACCATTGGTTCGATACTCAAGAATCTCATTCTTGAGTTTATCTTCATGAGTTCAGGTATTCTCGATTGAGCACTTCTCTGGTCAGTGACGCTCGTTCCGATAACAAAGTTCGATGGGACGCCGTCCGGACGCTCAAAGAACTTTGCCATTCTGCGAACCCGCTTCGTGAGAAGCAGAAAGACGAAGGGTAAATCTTTCATCTGGTTGATAAATGGCTCGAGCCAATCAATGGACAATTGCTTCGTGAAGGTATCGCCCATGTCATTGAGAAAGACAATTCTCGGAAAGCGAGAAGGTATCCACGTCTTTGAGTCTCTCACCTTATAGCGAAGGTCGCTCCACGAGAAAAGTTCTTTCATTCTATAAGGGAAGACTTTCACGTCTGCGAATGATGAAGGCCAATCTTTGCCAGCGAACGGACTCTCGACCATGTTTCCAGCATAGCAGACCTTGAAGTCTTTTCTCCACAATTCGCAACCGTCGCAACCCATCATAAGGTTGAACGTAGAATCACAATAAGGGATTGTAGTCTTCTCACTCATTGTTTTTGTCCTCAAAAGGTAACCAAAACATGTACCTAGCTTCATTGTCACCGAAATCCCTTCTATAATGTTTGAAACCTTGCAAAGCTATGAATGTCGTCAGCGATTGAATTTTTCTTAGGCAATTGTCGGTAACTTTGTTCACACCAAAAAAAGTAAACACAATAAAAAATCGTGGTGGGTAATTCAAAACATAATATTTAATTTTCATTTCGTGTTTATGTTTTGATGCAAACTCGATAATAGATTTTCTGCATTTGAAAGCAAGAAATTCGGTTCGTTCGTTTCGCGCTTCCCAATCGACCTGTTTTTTAGTCATTTTCCATACTCCTCAACATTCAACCCGTTGATTGTTTTGGGTAAAACTTCATGCGTCACACGATGAACGATTGCCATGTCCCCAATCCCCACAGGGACGAGAACATACTTCTCATGAAAAGCCCTGCCCCCATTGCTTCCAATCCTTCTCATGTGCTCGCGACCATACTTCGCGACAAGTGCTCGCCCACCCTTGCGAGCGTTCTCTCTTTTCTGTTCGTCTGTCATTTTTCACTCTCCATAGGTAACCAAAATTGATAAGAGACTTCGTTGCCGTCAATGAACTTTCTACTCTTTGAAAGCCCTTTGACGGCAATACGAGTAATAATCGGCTCAAGTCGATTGAGCATCGTATCCGTAACGCTCGAGTATCCATCGAACTTGAAAAAGACGCGGAACTTCGGAGGATAGTTCTCGAAGAACCACCACATTCTGAGTTCTCTGTCATACTCTCTCTTGAAGGTAAGAAGATAACCATTGAGCACCTTGATTATGGCTTTCGTCTTTTCTTCGCGTCTTTTCCACTCATCTTGTGAAAGTGTCATCTTATAGTCCGTTCATCAAGTTTGACAGTTTGGCTTGATTCTCTCGTTCTTGTTCGATTGCTTCGCTCCAAGCGTCTTCGTCGATGTATGAGCGAATCTCCAACTCGACGAGGTCGGAGAGCCGTTGCGCTTTGATTGCATCGAGTTCCCAACTTTCATCGCCGAACTGCTCTTGATAAGACTGGAAGCGTGAATCTGTCTGCTTCGCAGGGTTCGGGGGTAACGCCCATCTCATAACTTGATTCATTGTGAGTGCTATTCTAACAAAGTCGATTGAATACTCGTTCTCAGAGAACATGTCGAGACGGTGCAAGATGTCTCTATCCATATCAAGCCCGCTCGGGTCATGGTCTCCAAGATATATCAAGATAATATCTTTGCCTTCGTCTGCTTTCTCTGCAAGTCTCACCGATACTTCGCGAAGCAATGAGACAGAAGCAAAACCACGATTCGCAGTAAACGGGACGCGAAAGCGTCTGCAAATTGGCTCAACGATATTCGAGACGGCATCTTTCTCGCAGAATACTTCGACATAGTTCTTTTGACTTATCCAGTAATCTTCACGATACGAGCGGAAGGCCGCCGTTGCGATTTCACGAGGATTCTCCCAAGTCACAACCGCAATTGTCTCTCTCACTCTGTCTTCGATGGCATCCCAGTCGACAAGTCCCGCCCATCGTGCATCATTCAAGATGCTTGCCAGTCTGCGGTATTCTTTCATCTTGTTAGGAATAAGGTTCTCTGTCACCATCTGATAATACAATTGGCGAAGCGTAAGTCTGTACCCAAGTTCTGTGTACTCTGCGATTACCTTGTTCGCGTTCTCAATCATTCTGAGACTTGAAGCTTGAAAGTTTTTATCAATATAAGCGTATTTCATTTTTTGTATCCTTCCGAAGAAAAGTGGGGCAATCATTGTCGCGCCATTCTTCGCCTGTCATGCTTTCATCGCCGAAGTCGACCCGAACAACATCAAGAGCAATCATTTCCATAAAATCGAGTGAGTGAAGTTTCTCAGTCGTCAAGTTCAGCCAACCGTCATCGGTATACAGGTATGCAAATTCTTCACCTGTCTTCTCGTCAATGTCGACGACTACTCGAGCGCGGTAGATGATAGAGACGACTTTCATCTTCTCATCCTTGCTCGTCTTCGTCTGTTCGTCTGTTTGCATGTTGTTTCTCCATTTCTTTGTACCAATCGACGAAAGCCCATGCGCCACGCTTCATCTTTTGACGCTTCTGGTCAAATATCTTTATCGTTCGCTTTGTCGTGCCTGTCCCCACTATTCGCCAAGTTCCATAAGCGAGATGAAAGTTCACCATAGGCAACCCGTCTTCTCTGAACATCGCGAGCCGGTGCTCGTTCTGAACGGTAAATCTCCCGCCCATAAGTGAAGTAAGGACGCGGAGATTGCGCTTGTGCCAGTCTTCTTTTTTTGCTTTCTGCTCATCTGTCAAAACGGTCATGTAATCCTCCTTGAAAAGTGAAGGGCGGGGGTCGCCCCCCGCCCAGTCTGATTTACTGTTCGACGTTCTCGAGTTCTTTCTCGCGAACGTTGACGCCAACTCTGCGAGCGCGGTCGAAGATTGTTCCCTTCGCGGTGAGAAGTCTCCCCCCCAGTGTTTCCCACTTGATTGCTTCTTCCGAAGTTCCGTGAACATGATGGGCGGCGTAGGTGATGCCGTTCACTAATCCGGCAACTGTCTCTTGATTCTCTGTGCCTTTGATGACGGCTAGTTTCTCTTTTTCGCTCCATCCGTTCTCTTTTGCCATCCCGAGAAGAATGTCATCGAACGAGGGGAGTTTTTCTTCTTCTGCGACCAACATGCGCTTGAGAGCGTCACTCGACTTTCCGAAAGCGTTCAACATGTTTGCTTTGAACAGGATTCTCTTTGTCTCGATGTCGCCCTTGTGAAACTCTGAAAAGCCGTTCTGCTCGACGATAATCGAGTTCGTGCAGGAATGACGTTGGACACAGGGGAAGAATTTAATCTTGACGTTTCCGATTTCCCCGTTCCCGACGTAGAACCCAGTTCCGTAATTCCCGCCCCGTTCTGAGCGGTGCACGTTCGGGACAATAACTTTGACGTGTAGTTCGTCGGGAGTGACGAACGAGCGCACCAACTGACCTCGCTCGCGTAATACTTCACTGGCGGGGTCGTTTATCAAGTCGAGCAAAGTCTCGAGAATCTCGTCATTATCGAAGACGCCGTACCCTTCGGATAAGACGCTTCGAACATTACCGTCGAAGGTTCGAACGAGCCACTTCTCTTTGCCCATCTTCGAGACGAAGCGCTTCATAAGTTCGGCGCGAATGTCGGGGTCAACTGCGTAAAGCAAGAAGTCGGCGGGAACTTGCTTCTTGTTGAAGATGGGCTTCATAACTTCTTTCCCCAGTTTTCCGCACATCTGACCGAACCCGTTCTCTGTCATGGGTAGCGGGTCGGGTTGAACATAAGCGACGTTTCCGAACAAGTTCGTCTCGGCAGGGGGAAGAACTGCTTCGCAAAGTTCGTTGAAGTCGATGTCTTGAGCGATGGTCATGTAATCAGACTTTTTGGTCTTCATCTCAAGTGCTTGATTGTACAGACTTTCGGCTTGCTCAAGAATGGTGGGGGTTTGGGTTTGGGTAGTCATCGGATATCTCCTTTTGATTTGGGTTTGGGTTGGGTTTGGGTTACTGGCTGAGCCACTCGCGCCATTCTTCGGCGGTTCTGAAAATATGTGACTCTGTGACGTCATAGAACTTTCGCTCGAACTCGTCGTCGACTTTCACAGTATAGGTCGGGAAGTCGGGATAACCGCGCTTGATAGTTTGAGCGACGATGACACAGTGAAAAGAAGCCCACAAATGAATGATGACTTTTTCGCCAACATCAAATTTGTGGGTTCGCTTCGTGACTTTCTCTCGAGCGATTGCGAATTCTTCGGGATGACTTGTCGACCCTGCGAGCATTACGTCGACCCCGTACATCTCGCAGACTTCAACACAGACGGGGCACTCGCAGAGTTCGCCGTCATCTTCGAACGAAAAACCGCAATTAGCGCAATCGACTTGATTCTCGTCTTCGTCGATTCGAACTGCTTCGTCGCCTGAGATGTCAATCTCGACCATTTTTCGATTTACTCTGAGAACATTATCTTTCTTCATTACTGCCTCCATTGTCAGACTTGATTGAGTATCAACTTACAATATAAATTATACTACTCTTTCTTATAAATTGCAAGCGATTTTACCAACTTGCCTTATACGGTTTTTTTTGCTCATTGAATAATCTTCAAGAGAGAGTGGATTTCTCCGCTCTCTCTGCTAGTTTACTTGACGGGCAGTTCCTTTTGACCGCGCGTCTCGTTGATGTATGCGAGCGCGTCGAGCGCTTCACGTTTACAATATTCGTTCGGAATGTCCCCGAACTTGTCGACTTCGAGCCAGTCGAGAAGACCGAGAATCTCGTTCGCTAAAATCGCTTTTGCAGACCCCTTGCCGAATATCCATGCCGTGAAGACATAGCGGTCTGTGTCTGACCCGCCGAAGATGTCATTCAAGTGTTTTGCTAATATCTTCGGTTTGTCAGTCGTCGCCTGTGTTTGGTTGCGCTTGTGGTGATTTGCAATCGCCGTTACCGCTTCTTTGAGCGCTTCGGGGCTGTACGGTCTGTCTTCACTGTCAACGTCTGAGACTTCGACGTCGAAGGGCTCGTACTCGCTTGCATCGAACGGCTTAAAAAAGTCTGAGTTTCCGACGTCTTCTGTCACTTCATCGAGCGAGGCGGGTTCGTCGGACTGAGAAAAGTCTTCTTGTTTGTCGATGCCCGACTCTAATTGCATCATGAAGGGTGTGTCTTCATACATGGTCAAAAGATTCGTGACCGCGCTCGAGACTACCTTCGCTTCGATGTAATGCTTCTCAGACGTTCTCGTCTTGCCGTTCTCGTCTTCATATCGTGTGGTGACTGGGACGCGGGTAAGAGTGAGCGGAATTGTATTCGCGGGTTGTTGGGTGTGCATCGACGCTTGGTTGATGAGTTCTACCGCGCTATAAATCGAACTTATGTCACTCCAAGCACCAGTGAAGACCATCCACGTGGCAGCCTGTTTGAGTTCTGGAATGACGATGTTCAACCGACCGACTGGCTTGAACGTGATTGGGTCGCTCTTTGTTCGCGTCTCACCGATGACCATATTTTCTTCGTATGGAAGAACACCCCCGATGGCAATCTCTTTGACAAGCGACCCCGCGACTGAGTTCGGGTTCGATGAATGTCGAATGACCATTCCGCGACGAATTAGCACTTCTGTGGTCATAGTGTCATAAAGGTATGTGACAATACGCTCATCGGACTGGGCGACTTTTTGATTCGCGACGTAGGCTTCTAGCCAAAACGAGAAAGCGTCATGAGCATTCGGATACGGAAGGAAAGCGTTCAACATCGTGATTTTATCCGAACCGTAAAGCGAATAAATTCGCTCCAATAGTTCGTGTTGATACTTGTACTCGGTCTTTTCCTGCTCGACAAGCGCCTCTTTGTCATTGCTTGAGACATACTTCCCACGAAGCGGGTCAACACTGAACACGAACCAAGGGCGTTCAATCGGTCGCATGACAACCTCGCCGTTGCGCTTCACGGGCTTACCGTCTTTGACGACGGGAACTTGTTCACCTTTGCGAATTGACCCCAGTCGGGGAAACCGCAACCCTCTGTCTTGAATACCATAGATAGGCATCTTTTTCTCCTTTACTCTTTGAGTAGTTTTGATTGAGTTTGAATTTTAGAACCCTAATGCTTCGAGATTGTCCGCTTCGCTCCTTTCCCCTCGGGGTCTGTGCTTTGCTATGCCGAGCGCCTCTGAAAGCGACAAATAAGAGAGACCATAATCTTCATAGTCTTTTCGTCGACAATAGCCCACGTACCCCGGGGACACGTAGCCCTGTGTTTCTTCAAGGCAATTTGTACATATCACATAGTACATGTGAATGACTTCGCCCTCGATTTCATTACCTTCTGAATCGAGAACGGGAACGTTCACGTCTTTTACTGTGAACGAATAACCCCAACAATTCGAGCAACTTCGGTCGCCCGAGATTGTCACTTCCATCATCTGTCTTGACATCGGTTCGACTTTGTATAGCGGTCTAAACCAGTCGTCTTCGAGTGCTTCATGACAAAGAGGACAAGTCAACATAGGCGGGAGTTCCCCTTCGCGGTCAAAGCGATGGTGATACCCGTCTTCGCCTAAGTGAACTATCTCTCCGCATATATGTCTCTTTGGAACTGTTCGCATTCAATTCTCCATGAATCGACTTACTTTTGAGTGGTTATGATTCTTCGACCCTTACGAAGTTCCCGTCGTCGGGGACTTCATAGCCGATTTGCTCAAGAAACTTACGAACCGCAGTTCGACAAAAGTCTGAGTAACTATTGAAGCCCTTATCCGCAACTGCTTTCGCTACAATGTCTTTTTCTTCTTGATACAACTGGGTCGGGGGCAACTTTGCACTAAACTTCTTCCGAAGCGTCTTCGTTCGCTTCACTCTTACCACGTTGAATGTCTCGCTCATTGTCATCTCCTTATGTAATTTATTCTGATTGTATCATAAATCTCTCGGTTTGCAAATATAAATTATATGTGATAAGATTGCCATACATCTAAACATGGAGAAAGGAACATAAGATGTCAAACTTTGACAACGGTGAAGAACTGCGGTCAGAACTTCTCCCGAATACTTTTCCCCTTCCAAACTGGGTAATTGATAAAGGTATTTGGGCGTTGCTTGATGACAAGGAACGAGTTTGTTATGTTATCGTGGTTCGAAAAACACTGGGATGGTGGAAGCGTGCCGACAGAATATCGAAGACTCAACTCGTCGAACTGTCTGGGCTTTCACCGAAGGCAGTCACCGACGCAATGAGAAACTTAGTTCAATTCGGACTTGTTCTCAGAGTATCGGAGAACAATACAGACAATGAAGGCATAGAATGGGGTTATCAGCCGAACCATAGTCTTGTACAAGTGAACGAACTTCTCGAGCGCTACGAGAACAAGTCGAAAGTCAACAAAGAACGAGCACGAAAAATGAGAGAATGGCAGGGGGGTATGTCCGACACACCCCCATTGTCAGACACAGGGGCGGGGGGTATGTCAGACAACGAACACAAAACCAGTAAAACCAATAATTCGGGTTCAAAAGAAGAACCCTCACAGACGAAGCCCAAGACGAAGAAAAAGAGCGCGTCACGTGTTGTCTCAGTTCCCGATGACTGGATGCCCCAGTATAAAGCTTTTTGTCAGGGCTTCGGACGTGAAGCGCTCGACCAAAGAGAATTGAAGTTCTGGCTATTCGGCTCAAGTGCTCAACGAGGTGGGGCGAAGGGTATAAGACATTATTACCTTGCACAGATAACCCCCGATGAAATAGAACGAGCATGGGTCAAAGTAAACAAGATGAAAGAGATAACCATCTCAAATCCCAACTCTCTTTTTGCGTTCGCTCAAGATGTACACAGAAAAGCACCGTCGAAGAATGACGAGAGCGAGAGCGAATCAGTAAGAGAGAGAATAAAGAAAGCGAAGGAAAAAGCCAATGCACAAGCCTAAAAGAATCAACGAAGTGAACTTGAGCGTCGATAAAGATGCCGGCATCCAGCCAGTATCGACGTTCCCGTCTTACTGTGTCCCGAACTGCGATACTTGCAACGGTACGGGATACGTCTATGCCAACGTGCCCGAGACTCATCGAAAGCATGGGAAACTCTTACCCTGCCCGAACTTGCCCGTCGAGAGCACACTTCTGGATTACTGCGGAGTCTCTACTTACGAGCGAGAGCGCTTGAACTGGTCATCTATCTTATACGACATGGACGAGACTTTGACAGAAGCCGTCGAAGCAATCAAGGCGATGATTGAGAAGCGTTCGGGAGTCGTGTACTTGTACGGGGGGAGCGGTTTGGGGAAGTCGCTCATCTTGAAGATTGCAACGGTCGAAGTTCTGAGACTACATCAAGGCATGTGGGCGCAATATGTCCACATGACACGAATACTGGATAGGTTGCGCATGGCGTTCGATGGGGAAACTCCAAACAGGGCAATTGAGAACATGGAGAAGGATTACCAAATGTTCGACTTGCTTTGCATCGACGAACTTGGAAAAGAGCGTGATACACAGTTCGGGAAAGAACGGCAATTCATCTTGCTAGATAAACGGTACGAGGCGGCGATTGAACGAAAAGAAAAGTATATGACCATCATCGCAAGCAACTTGTTACCTAGTGAACTGCCCTCCGCAACCAAATCAAGACTATGGGACGCAAGATGCACCCATATCGAGATGCAGGGCGACGATTATCGTCTCGGCGCGGACGTGTAACATGAGCGCCTTGTTCGAAGTTTTCCGCGAGTATGTCCAGAGCGGGGGCGACATTGAAGTCGCTTCTCAAGCCGTTACCGAACTAATCAACCTTCAACCGCTGAAAGAAAAGATATTTCTGGTAAGTAAATTGTCCCAACTTTTGATTGACGAGATGGAAGAAAGAGAGAAAAACGATGCCTAAAATGATGAGTTTTGCATTGACCACTACCGCGATGTACTTAGGAAGAAAGTATGTCACTCGACGAACGGGTTGGAACTTCGCGAAGCCCGACGACGTTTATACCGCAGTTGAAAAAGCGCAAGGATTGAAAAAGGGTCAACACGTAAAGAAGATTGGGGATATCCGAATCGTTACCACTGAGAAGACAAACCTCGGCGCTTTGATTGTCGATAAACCCTACGGCTATCGTGAAGTCATTCTCGAAGGATTCTCGGGCATGACCCCATCCGAGTTCTGCGATTTGTTTCAAGAGCACAATTCCAAAATCACTTACCACACGAAGATAAACCGAATTCAATTCGTGCCCCTGTATTCTATTCCCGACAACTGGGTTTGCCCTGAGTGCGGTTATCAGTACGAGCACCGTCTCTTTGTGTCTGTGCTTTTCAATATGGAGTGCCATCGTTGTCTGAGAACAACCTTCGCAGACTTCACACCCGAAGCGAAAGACGAGAAGCCGTTCCCCTTCGTCGCGAACAGGTGGGCGCTTTGAGACAAAGCACCGCCGAGAAACTCATAAGAAAGTGTGTTGACGAGTACATAAAAAAAAGATTGGCGTTCGATGCTAATCTCTTTGAAAAGGGAATGAGTTATACACCTCATTCTGAGAAGTGCTTCAAAGAGAAGCAGAGAATCGAACAAGCGTGGGAGACTCTCACAGAAAAAGCGAAAGCGCGGTGATGGAGGCACCGCGCTTTCATTTGGCATAATGAGGGGGAGAACATGCCGATGACTTTTTCAGTATATCATAAGTCGATTCGGTTTTCCAGACAGTACAAGAGTTCCTTTGTGCTCATCGACTGAATAGACTTGGGCGCTCTCTGCTTTCTTTTCTTCAAGTTACTTCTGTTAAGTAACTGCTTTTGAAAAAGCGCCTTCGTCGGCCATTCGTTGAGCGGGACGAGCAACTTCTCGAGATGAGCGGGGACAGACGGAAGATATTTCCCACCTGAGTTTGCAATGCGATTGAGCGTACCGAAGGGTATCTCATCGTCGAAGAATTCTTGAGCGACTTCTCGCCAGCCCTGCCCATGTTCGTGCTTGTGAGCATAAGCGGTTTTAAGAGCATCGGCAAGTTGATTTCTGTACTTGGTCATTTTATCTCTCCGTCTTGTAAGTTTGTATATCAACAATTTGCGGAACTCGCTTTTCGTCTTTGAGCAAGTCCGACCACATTCGCTTGAGATTATATAGGGTCGTGCTCGACGCCCACAGGTATGAGTGACTACCCTTCGAACTTTCAGGGATAATCATTCTCATGTCGAGAAGTTCTCTCACTATATCTTCCCACTGGTCACGCTTGAGAATAAAAGTCTCTTGTCGAAACTCTGCTTCTCCGTACCAGTATCGAAGCGGTACGACTTGGTCGCGTGTTGACCGCTCGAGAAAAACCGCAAGATGCTTCACTTCTGCGACCTCGCAATCGCCGAACAGAAGCAGGGGGGAAATGTTCTCAGTCCCACCGAACTTCGCTCGTATCTTCGGGAACTTGATACCGAACATCGCAAAGCGGTAATTGTCCAGCTTCGAGAAAGCTTCGGCAGCCCCCCTCATTGCATCCCAGTTCTCGTTTACTTTGTCGAACCACATAAGAGCGCTTATGAATATCGCAAGCAATACGCAGACGACAAAGAGCACGACGAAGACGACCCAACCGCGTTTCCATATCGAAGCGATTGCGCCGAAGATTGTCGCGAGCATAAGAAAGACAATCACATGACCAGCATGAGGGGTGTACTTTGTGAACGAGAACATTATTCTCCCGGGGGTCGCTTGTAGAATATAACCATGCCTAAAATTGCGATAGCGAGAACTAACCCTGATACGGCAATTCCTAAAATTGTTGAAGTGTCCATTATCTCTACTTTCCACAGAAAAAGCGTGGTGGGGGTGCTTTTTGCCCCCCTCCCTGCTTCTTTTCTCGGTGGGGGAGTGGTTGTTACTGCTTTTTGGTCTTCTCAGTGACGTAGTTTATTTAGGTCGATAAAGCCCAAAAAAAAACATTGGGCGAGCAAGAAGCAAAGTAGGAACAAGATTGCGTCTGCCTGAGATGCCGAAAAAGAGAGATAGGCATTACCGTTCTCGCGGAACTGCACCCCCTGATAAGTAAACCATCCCAAGAGAGCAACATTCGCAAGAACGAGAACAAACCGAAGGGTAAACCATAATACGTTCATTTTAGAAACTCCTTGCCTTCTTCTTTCCAAATCTCGAAGCGCTTTATCTTTTTGTCAGACCAACCGAACGGCGCTTTACGCTTCAAGACGACGTCCCGCATCCAGTCCTCAAAGTCTGCGATTTGCTCGTTCGCTGGCTTCGCGGGGTTATATAGTGCTTCCATCTGATTGACGGTAAGGGGTCGATTCGAGTGCTCTCTCTCATTTATACAAGCGTCGAGCGCTTGAGCGGGGTCGTCGACGAGGTCGTCTCTGTACAGTCGTCGAGCCGTCTCAAAGTGAGACATTGTCAAACCTATATTGTGCCAATACGAGAGCGCTTGATTCGTATACCCTCGAATGGCTTCGACCCAGTACCGAACCGTTCTCGGGGTTCTTCCGCGGAGTGCATAAGTCGCTACCTCATAATACACCCTTTGTGCTTCGATGTCTGAGTTCAGGTCAATATAGTCTCGAACCGACATCGCTATCTTTAGAGTGCTCAATTCAATTTTATCTCCCTCTGTCTTCACTCGAAGCAAGAAAGCAGACGAACAATAGGTCAACTCGATTTCATCTTCTGCAATCTCTCCATTTACAAAAGCCCTGCTTTGTTCTGAGTTTATACACGTTGAGAACTGACATTCTTCGGGGATAGCCCCGCACTCCGGACACCACTTGTCGGCAATAATGTTGTGCTTGACCCGCAATTGTTCTCCCAAGTCGAGCACTTTCTTTATGCTTTCATCATTCAAAACTACCGTTCCAACTCTTGTTGAACTTTTCATCTTCGGACATCTCCTTCAATTTTGGAAAGAATAAATCGAGATATGGCTCATCAAGACCGACCTTGTCTTCGACATACAAGACGAAGGCGACTGTCTCGAGAATATGAACCCATACACCTTCTTCATTGTGAACAATGAACTTAATCATCGGTGAGTGGAGAATGAATTGACGCTCGCCTTCTTTGAGCATGTTCCAATAATATTCGCGGTCTGAAAGTTCCCGCTTGAAACTCCCGGGGTTATCTGTCTCTTTTTCCTTCGGGCGCTCTTGTTTCACTTCAAAAGCAATCGTCAACCATGACACAGAGACTAACCAATCGACCATCTCACCGCCCATCTTGCTTGTATCATACGCAGAAACAGACAACCCCCGAACGTGACCGCTCCAAACGCCGAAGTCGTCTTGAGAGAACCCGCCCCCCCAGTTCTTGAGCGCTCTTGATATTATTTGATGATTCTTGTCGGGTCGTGCTCGTCTGTACGGTCGATAAGACTTAGCCATTCACTGTCTCCATAAACAACCCCCCGCCCATTAGGGCGATGGGCGGGGGTATTCTCGGTTCGTTGTGGCAATGTCTTCCACCCACCGAGAGTCGAATTCAAAGGACATTGCTTGATATGTAGTTCTATTTTACATCATTTACTGAGTGGGTGCAAGTCGTTTACTTCGGCATGAAAAAGATTTCACCCGGGGCGAACTCAAGCCCGACAATCTTCCCGCCGATTGTATCTTTCAAGTGCTCGAGATACCAACTTATCTGACCCATCTTGTCACCAGAACTTACCGCACTTTGAACAGTCTCGGGAACATACCCCGATTCGGTAAGTGGAGCGTATGCGGTTTTTAGGTGAGTGTTGAAGTTCTCGCTCTGCTTCACAAAGCGATTTATACGAGCGACAATCACGTCGTATAAAGTTTTGGTCGTTCTGTCCCAACACAGAAGATGCAAGTTCCACGAGCCAAACTCAGAGAAGGCCGCGACGTTTCCGTTCTGCGATAGGCATCTCATCGCCGCGTTAGATGTTGGATGAGCGGTCGCGTGACTTCCAGTTACAAAGACATCGACTTGGTACATCGTCACTGACCCCGCACCCCATAACGCGAGCATCTCATCCTCCGAGAGCGTCGGGTCATTGTTCGGCATTGCTTGCTCTGGTATCGAGAGAGTGACTTCTCGACCCATCAAAGGCGCTACGGTCATCGACAAAGCAATCGTGAGTATCCCGAGAGCAAGAGCGAGCGTTCCTATTTTAGTCATTGAGTTTTCCATTATCATTCTCCATTTGTAAAGTCTTGTTTGGTATTACCAGTCCCCGCGGGGACTGGCTTTTCGAAGTGCTCATCTGTCAGAAGAATCACCTCCTTCCCTGTCTTCGGAACGTCGCTTTCTGTTCTTGATTTCCTTGTCTGACTTTCGCGACGTCTCGATTATACGCTCGGTATTGTCTGCGATTTGCTTCAAGCGTTCTGCCATCTCTCCGCGAGCGTCAACTTCTTTTTGAAAGCGTTCGAATTCTTCTCTCTGATTCATGTCTTCATCCTATCTGCATAATGCCGTCGCAATGTGAACAGTGATAATGATGCTTATAACAATCTTCGCATGTACCGTCTTTACAAAAGCGACCGAAGTCGGGGTCTTCACACTTGCACCAATTGAAGTTTGGGTCAGGCTTGAGAAGTTCTTCGTCGACGAACATCGTCACAGGTTCTTCCGCGACAAACTTTCCGTCTTTATAAATCATGGGTCTGACTGTGATTTGTTTCTTCATGTCAACCTTCAATCCTGTACACATGATGACCGTCTGCCCCAGTTCGAACGATTCTCGCTTTGCCGTTCATGTGCAGAGAGTCGAGCACGTCTGAAAAGAGATGCCAGTCTTCGTCAATTCCCCACATTGTCTTCGCGAATCTCATCGCTTCGATTGAGTCAAACTCTCTGCCCCTCTGTGACATAAATAGAGAGACGAGCATTCGGAAAAATGCTCTCTCGTCTTGCCCTTTGTAAATGTTCTCATGTTTCCGCATTATCCACACTCCACATAGTTTTGATGAACAATCAGAATATTACCGTCACGCTCGAAAGCATAATACCCCTTACGAGCGAAGTCGCCGCCAATCGTGCTCTTGTACTGAGGCCCACAACCGATTATCCCGAGTGGGTCGATTCTCACGTCTTCGGCAAAAAACAAGTGCTCTTTTTTTGTCTTGCCTCGCTTGAAGTTCTGCGAGTACCACTCTTTGCCGTCTTCAATCGAGAGAGCGGGGGTCTGTGGTTTTACTAGAAAAGAAATCATTTTTATTCTCCATTCTTTTTATCTGAGTACACGTATGAGTCTGGGTCAATCATTACATCGAGCGCACCCCATAGGGCATGTGCAGTTTCTATGACGTCGTCAATCTCGCTCTTGAAGTCAAAGTAATCCGCATCATCTGGGCAGGGGGCTTCGCGTTCTTGAGTAATGAGAATCTCCGAAAGCGCTTGAGCGCTTTGGAGTTTCAAGATGATTTTATCGAGCGTTTTTTGTTGTTTCTGATAGTGAGTCATTGTATCCTCCGTTTAGCGGTCGTATAGAATATCGAGTTCTGTTTCAATCATGGAAATGACGTTGAAGTCTTCGAACGAAGTATCGGCTTCGACCCCGTTGATAATCCCCGCGCCTTCGCCCGTCGTGTAGTGTTTCCAATAATTGACTTGTTCAGTCTTGGTCAAGTTCTTCCAGTACTTCTGTGCTTCTGCGTATTGTTGGGGGGTGAACTTTTTCATCGTGTCCTCCGTTGTCAAAGTTTGACTTTTTACAAATTTGAGAGAAGTTCTAAAATCTTCGAGTCACGTAGACTTACCGCAAGTTCTCGATTTGAGCGAGGGGGGTAGTTGATACTTCGTTCAATTGATTCGCGTTCGTCGTCGAGTGAGTAGAACATTCTTCGCCCAATCTTCAATACGCAAGTCGCGAAGTTTTGATGTAATATGCTCATCGTGTTTGTGTCAATGTAGACCTTGCCGTCATACTTCAAAACATGACAAGCGTTCCGAAAGCGAGAGAACTCATCGCTCTCTGAGATTGTAACTTCGTCCGCGAGTTTCTCATCGCTTATGTGAGCGCTTGCTCGATGTAAATTGAGTTCGAATAATTGTGCTTTCATTTCTGCCTCCATTTGTAGACTTGATTGAGTATCGACTTACTATATAAATTATACTACACGTTGTCATAAATTGCAAGTACAAAAAGATGCTTACCAAAACCCTAATTATCTTGTCTGTCACAGACCGTGACAGTCTCAGGACGAGCGCGGCGCGCTTCGTGGTACATCTATATCAAAACGACCCCAGTCGGTGTACTGGGGTCGTTTTTTGCGAAAGCGTGTCACGCTCGAAAAGCGCCGTTATCTGCTCTCATACACCTTCCGCTATAAAAATATTATATTGATATTCGAATCAACGTCTCTCCCCAGTGAGACGGGCACTCACGCTCGAGTAGGTGCGGGACAGTTGACGCCCTACTTTGAAGAACCCTACCACGATGAGAATCTCGAGAATGATTGAGAGCGCAAGATTGCCAACTCCCTCCCAGTTCGGGGGTATCAAGTTCAGGTAGTCTTGAATAACGCCCAAGATAGTGACAGACAGAAAAGCGCCGACCTCATCGACATACTGACCCAAGAACTTCTCGAGCCACGGAACGGCGGTGAATAACTGAGTAAACAACCACGCAACTCCCGCCATTATCAAACCCGTGATTATGGTTTGCAACTGCTCGGGAAGTTGCACGACGCTTTGGATAACGCCCTGAGCCGACTGACCACCTAACAGAAGAAAAGCGAACAAGCCGACCACGACAAGAGACGAGACAATAACAAGGTTTTTGTTTTTCATGAGAATCTCCTTTTCTATAAATTATTGTACTGGCTTATGTAATGTTTGGCAAGACGGCTGTCAAGAACCACAAGATAAGTCCCGCCGATACTGTCATAATGATGCCGACGCCGATATTTGCGATTGTCTTCAAGAGCGCCTTCATCTCGAGAAACTCGTTCCATAAATCGACGTGAGACTCACCTATCATCTTTATCATGTCGCGAGACTGTACTTCTGTGAGTGGGTCTCCGTTCATCCCCTTTAGTTTGTTTTTCAGGTTTTCGACCCTGAATGGAAGTTTTTCTTTTTCTGCCACGATGTTCATGCCTCCAAGACGATATTACCCTTCGCAGGTTATGTCAGTACATTATCCCGCGAAGAACCTTCTTACTGGGTTCTATTTCTATTCCTGACCCTGTGACTTGTGGAGTTCCAAATGCGCTCGATATAACAGACGTAAATCCTGTCACGTTCAATTTATATCCACAATACATATCAAGATAACTCGAACCGTCGTCCATTCGAACATTTCTCAAAACCCCGTCAAGGTTAGATGCCTGCGCATCTGCGTTCGTGTTCCTTTGTTGAGCGGCGGTTACTATTGTAATCGAATTGACGTTCAATCCAGACATGACCAAATTTACGGGGGTATAGTCATAAGCATGAGAGATGTTCCCAAAGTTTCCAACCTGTTTCACTCGTCCCAAAGACACAAGCACGAATTGATAAAATCCATTTGTTACCGCCGCCCATGTGAAGTTGTGACTTCCAGCGGGCGCGTTCAAAAGTCCGTAGTATTTCACGTCTGCCTGAGAGGGAGTATAAGCATCTAATAAAGTGAAGTTTTGCCCGTTGTATTGTGGAACCGCTCCGGGCATAAGTCCCCCAACAGCCGCACAAAGTAACAAACTTTTTGGGAAATCGCTATGTGAAAACGCAAAGGTAAGCGCCGTCCCACCCTGCTTTGTTGTACCGCCATAATTACCAAGTAATACGCTCATTAGCCATGCCTCGCTACTACGACGACCCATTGAAGACCCTTCGCACCAGTTCCAGCGGTGACACATTGCAAGCGCAACTTATCCCCTGTTCGAAGTTCTGTCAAAGAAGCATTAAGGTCGTTTTGACTTGTCGCGTCCCATGAGTTCTCGTCGCTCGCGTCGATGTAAATGTCGGTTGTACTGTGAAGCGATGTTCCATTCTTTTTCATCCTAAATCGAGACTGGGTCGAGCCAGCCGCGCCGGGGGTAGAGACATTGGTCAACTTGACTACATAGCGGTCGAGTTCAGGGGGAACAGTATAAGAATAACTTTCTACGGGGTCGGCTACGGCAATCGCCGTATCATTATCGAGAAGCGGGAAAAGTATAGTTCTTTGGTCGAACCCGCCATCGTTGAAGATACGCTCATCCGTAATGTTGCTTGCGTTTATAACTGAGACGTTCGCACCCACGTAAACTTGTGCAAGTTGCATCTCATAAACGCCTGTGGTTGTCTGAGTGAGTGACGGAGCGACTGGGGACGCCGCAGGTGTTCCCGTCAAGACGGCTAGTGTTATCGTGTTTGCTGCCCTGTCAAGCTTCAAGACGACGCGGTCGATTCTCGGGTTCGTTGCATCTGCGGTCGAGATTGACTTCGTAACTTCTGCATCGGTGTTATAGAAAAAGCCATCAACGAAAGCGGAGCCCGTCTTCACGTAAACTTCGAGCGCCGAACCGTCCGCATAGACTTCGAGAAGATTTAGGTCGAATGTTGAGTTCCTTGCTCGGATAACCCCAGTTGATAAGAGATGTCTCATCATCGTTCCCCATTGTGCTTCGTAAACTGAAGACCCTGCGCCAGCATCGAAAGGGAAATAAGTCTCTGTCATTTTTCTACCTTCTTTCTAACAAGTTGAGTCTCTTGGCGAGGGCGTTCGTTCTCGCGTATATGTTCGCCGCCTGCCCGTTACTTCCGCGACTTCCAGCCGTCCCAATCACGGGAACGATTTGCTCTTGAGCGCCCTTTGTTATTGTAATGGAGATTTCCCTTACCACGTCTTGAATCGTCTGAGAAGGGATAACCACTGTCACTTTATCGCCGAGTTCATAGTCTGTGCCAAAAGCCATTGATTGAAGTTCAATCGGCCATATCTCGACCGAGACGTTCTCGGAGAATGTCAAGAGTTTTGCGTTCGCCGCTTCTGTCAGTTGCGTGGTATCGCCAGCGTTTCGGTAGTCGTAAAAGTATTCTAGCCGACCATAGTTTGTGATTGAAGTAGAGTCGTTGACGACGACGAAAGCACGAGACGTGAGTTCTCCGCTCCCCCCTGCGACAATATAGTTTGCATCTGGAAAAGCCACCCTTCGTTTATATCGTGTCAAGTTGCCGAGTTCTTTTGAGAACTTGACGCTCCCCGTCTTGTCGCTCGGCAAATATGGGGTGAAGACGAAGTCTTGGTCAAAGTAGAAGCCAATATCCCCACCCTTCAAGGCGATTTCTTGACAGAGTTCCAACATCTGCTCAAAGCGTGCTCTCTGAGTGAATGAAGACCCTATCCCAAGTTTAGTATCGACGCTCAATCCAGAGACGCGCCTCGTCGCTTGAGCGTTCGCTCCCAAGTTATAATCGACATAGTCAATTAACAAGTCTCCCGCATACCCAGTCCGACTGTCATAAGCTTGAGTCGTGAATGGAGGCCCAGCGGGGTCACAAAAAGCGAGACGCGCCTTCAACCAAAAGGATTTATCTGCACCCCAACAGGTGACGATTTGAGTCTTCTCCCCGTCGTCTTCATCGAAGCCCAAGAAAAGACCTTGAAACAGAAAAGACCCGTTCCGCATGACTTCAATCCCACCACCAAACTCGAGAAGCCCTGAATCGACGAGCGAGATTGGAGCATCGAAAGCGAATGTTCCAACATCGTTGAAGCGAAGGGTCATGTCCAGTTTTTCCCAACTCTCGACATACCCAACACGGGTAAGCGTAGAGTCTAAAATGAAGATTTGGTAGTCCTTATACTCAGTCATCTATACACTATTATAGGGGGGGTAAAATTCTACTTCCGCGAGCGTCGCCCCAGTTGCGCCCGTTAATTGAAGCGTTACACTGTTATTCCCGACGACAAAAGGCCAAAGCGTCGACGTGTTGTCGATTTCATCGAAGACGCTCACCCCGTCGACTTCTGCGGTCTTGAAGCCCGGGCGAGTATCAATAATCAAATGCTCACCCGCAGAGATTGAAGTCGTCGACATGTCAAGCCTATATCCAGTCGTGTTGTTTATCAGGGCGATATCCGACCCCGGACCTGTTATGTCCCAAATAGGCCAAGCGGGGGCGTCCCCGGGGTTGTTGATTGTCGCACCCCCTGAAAGACCATCGGGCGAGACGACAAGCGGAAAGAACGGGAAGAAAGCAGAAGGGGCAGAGACTCCATAACTTGCGGTAGTCGGAGATTGCGGATACCAATAGGGGTCATACGCTTTGAACTGAATAACAACTTGAGTTCCCTTTGCGCCGAATAACCTGTTCTGAGAACTGTCATCAAAGATTGCCGACATTCTGCACGAGAGTTCTCGTATTGTTCCGTTCGGTCTTGTGTATCTCAGAGTACCGTCTCCGTTGACTGGGTCAAGATACTTCGCGAGATAGGCCATTCGGTCGAGAAAGTCATTGCGGTTATTACCGAGCACGAAGACGGGAACTTCCAAGATTCTCGGCTTCACTTGAATTCCCGATATATAAGCCCCCGCGACGAAGGGCGTCTCACGCTCGATGATTGCGAACGGAGTTCCATGAAAACCCGACTTTCCACGAATCACCCAGTAATGAACTTGGTCAGTGAAGTTTATAGTCGCTCCGAGTGGAGATACAAATTCGATTGACTGGGTACTAGCCATTTAGAATCTCCTGTCTTCGTTGAATGAGCGCTAATTGTTCAGGGTCGAGCGTAGTATCTGCGAACTGGAACGAATTATTATAGTTCGTGGTTGCGCCAGTCGACGCAAGTCTCTCGACGCTTCCCAGTCGAGCAAGTGAAGTCTCGAGCGACGGGAGCGAGGTGTTCGCAAGTTGGTCAACCGCTGAGACGATACCGCGCATACCTATCTCAAAGGGAGTGGGAGAACCCGGGGTAAAGATTGCGGGAACTTTCAAAGCATCAAAAGCACGTTGAAGCGCTTTCACTTGTCCGACCACATCGCCCACCGCACCCGCCAACGTGTTGAAAGCGCTCGCGAGTTTCACAGTCAAAAACGATACAAGCCGATGACCCTCAGCCTGTACATTTCTCATGTGGTTGATAAAGATACTCAGACTCAAGAGCGCCGCCTTTAGAGGCCCTGCGGTGAAGTTCATCATCGCGGTAGTCATTGCTTCGAACATTGCGAGCCACATAGTTTGAGTCATCGTAATGAAGTTTACAAAGTTTGCTTGCAATGCCGTGAACATCTGAGTCAATAATGTTATGAACATCGTCGCGGGGTCTGTGAGCAATTGCAAGAACTGGGTAAAGACAGTTTGGAACATGGTTATCCCGCCCTGAATGAGTCCCAGTAAGTCTGGAAAACCACCACTGAATATGCTCTTAATACCGTTCATGATGTCGGGGACGATTGAATGCCCGACGAGCGTATTATATAAGTTTGTAAAGAACTGAGTAAACCCGTCGACGAAGCCCGTCACAAAACCAATAATCGCATCGAACGCCGCGGAGAACCCAGTCTTCAAATTCTCCCAAAGAGCGGTTGCAGTTGTGAGCACACCTTCTTTCCACGCTTCCCAACCTTGTTGTATCAAGTCACTATTGCCTGTGAAGATGCCGACAATGATGTTGAAAGCCCCAGTCATTCCCGTAATAATGCCCGACCACATTTGAGCGAGTCCATCTGCTATTGACTGGATATGCCCCAAAAACCCTGTGACGGCGGTTGCGATGCCATTCACAAGCCCAATGACTACTCCGAGTATAAAGAGAATGACTCCCGCAATAATCTCACCCGCCCCAATGAGCAATCCGACAAGTACCGTCCCAATAACTTGTAAGACTGGCTGAATTGCCGTCCACAATTCTTGTAACTGGGGAATGAGCGGGGCAAATGCTTCTTGCACGACAAGGAACGAAGTTCGAAGCGCATTCCACAACTCGGAGAACGTTACGCCCAAGAATCCGAATATCGACGACAAGAAACTTCCTACCGTTCTCATCTGCGTCATGAAGTTTGCCCAAACGCCCTTTATCGTCTCCCACCACCCTAAGATGACATCCCTCATCCCGCCCCAGTTTTGAGTCCATGCGAAGTACAGGGCAGCCCCCGCCGCTATTAATAGAGTGATAAGAGCAACGGGCGCCATAAGAGCGGTGACAATACTTGTAACAATTCCAACGACCACCGTTACCAGTGTTGGGGTAGCAATCGCAAGTAAGGCGAGTTTGAGTTCTTCCCAATTGTCCTTCGCCCATTGAACCGCATCTCCAATACCCATCAAGATGGTAATTGTATTTTGGGATACACCCAACCTTTCAAGCAGACCTTCAACGTCTCCCGTTTGTTGAAAGATGCTCAATGCTAGCCCAAGACGATTTATGCCGTCGACGAGATTGTCGACGAACTCCTTCGGGTTTACGTCGAAGTTTACAAACTTGGCGAGCGTCTCGCCCAAATAAGAGAGCGCATCTTGAAGGTCAGGGCGAAGCAGTTCATCGAGCACGTCGGCTAACCCGCCCGAGATTTTATCGAGCGTAGGCAAGACGACGCCAGCACCCACGTTCGCTTGTATAAAATCTTTAATGTTCGACGTTATACCTTGCCACGTTCGGGACATTCGTTGCGCCGCGTTCCCGAAGTCTCGCTCGACCATCTCGACGAAAGTCGAGATAAACAAATCCACTCCCTCGGTCGATTTCTGCATCTTTTCTTTGAACTTGGTCAAGTCCATGTTTGTCATCCCGAGTTTATCTTGCATCTCTGCGAGAACGTCATTCACTGGGACAAGAGCACCACGAGCCAAGTCTCGAAGTTCTGTGCCTGTTATCTTTCCCGCCGCCTTCATCTGACCGAAGTTGTAAATGATTCTTTGAAGTACATCGTCTGTTAAACCCATGCCAGCGGTGAAGTTCCCCGCCGCGACTGTTAGACGTTTTGCTTGGTCAGTCGCGAAGCCCATTGCCATTGCCGTTGAAAGTGTGTTCTGTAAACTCTCAACGGTGAAGGGCGTCGTCACCGCGATTTGTTTCACCCAGTTGACAAGGTCTTTTGCGGGTTGTACTGCTTTAACAAGAGCGTCTTTGAATTCAATCGTCCCCTCTGACATACGAAAGATTTCTCTCGCCGTCAATCCCTCAAGTTGGATTTGAAGCATTTGGAAGCGAGAAGCAGCCTTGAAGACTTCATCGCCGACGCTCTTGATTGCCGCCACAAGTCTCATGACAACATTCGCAATGATAAACCCTACCGCGTTCTCCCATATTCTGCGGAACGAAGACATAAACCCTTGCGTATTACCCAAAGCGCGGTTGAGTCCGTCTTTCAAACCTTGAGCGTCGAACCCGCTCTCAAGCGTCGCTTTTCCTAGACTAGCCATGTTTGATACCCTGCGAGTTTAGCCATTGAATGAATTCCGATTTCTCGTCCTCGAGCATATCGTCGAAGTTGATTCTCTCTCGCCTTTCGTCTTTCTTCACTGTATAGCGAGAGTGCATAATGATTCTCTTGCGACGGTTGACAAACTTTCTCCAAGCAGACTTCAACTTCCCTGCCCCCTTCTTGTCGGTCGTTCGTGTGAATGTTCCGACAATCTCTGCAAGGCGAAGGTCTTCTTTTGCTTGAAGGGCGGGAATGTTCTCTATCAACTCATTGAGCAACCATTGAGGGTAATCGGGAATCTCGACCGGATTTATACCTGAATAGTTATAGGCAAGAATTGAGATTATCTCTCCCGCCCTTGCCTGTTTCCTTTTTTTGCATCACCCAAAAAGTTCGACTTGTTTGACCACCAAATGATAATTTGACTTTTCTTGCCGTAAGAGTATTCCGAGATTTGCGCTTCTGTCATGTCGGGAAGAATCATCTGCATGAAAGCACCCATATACCTATCAAGTCTCTGCGCCGTGTTGTCGTCGTCGGGGTGCTTTTCAAGGACGTCTGTATTCTTCTCAATCAGTTTCCCCAGTTTACTCAATCGAGCATACTCCTTCGGAGAGAAGTTCGAAGCGTCCGCGAAGTCTATAAACTTTCCGTCTGTCACTTCAAAGCGAATCGCTTCGGATGGTGCAAGGTCAGAAAGTCGAAGAACGTTCTCGTCTTCGTCGTCTGTCAATTCGTCGAGTTCGTCGAATTCGTCAAGGTCAATTGTATTGCCGTCTTTTGCGGTCATTGGTTAGTCCTTTACTGTCTAGCAGTTTTTTTTTGTTTTTTTATGCGGTCTGAGCCGTCAACCATCCAAACTCATTACCTGCGGTTTGTGTATCATCCGCGATAACATGAAACTCGATTTCAATCCCTGCGCCCTCATCTTTCATGAATGAGACTTCGGGTTCTCCGTCAAAGTAACCGCGCGGAATGTAGAATTGAGCGGGAAAATCCCCATAGGGAGAGTGGGCTTCACCGCGAAGAAGCATTGCATAAGCAGGGGGGTTGTAATCACGCTTCAAGCCTATTGTCTTTACTGCGGGAGGCCCTGCGTCTGTGACTACGTTCGCGACGTCGTGAAATATTTGTGCCATGTTCTCGAGCGTAAGCCCGACAATGGTCGTTGTCACGACGATGTCGTCTTCGGGGCGAACACCTTTTACCGCCCCTGTGTGGTCATCGTCTCTGAGATACTCAATCGAGCCTTGATAACCCATTGTTTGCCCGCCATCGGTCGGACCGAACACCGCCCAGTTTCCTGACGGTGCAGTATCGACCGCGGGTTCTGTTTCTCCGTCTGGTGCAATGTAGACGGCTAGAGGCCCAATCAGTCGGTCGAAGGGTGCTACGTTTGGCATAAGTGCCTCCTATACTTCTTGATTCTCTCCGACTAAACAGTTCAGAAAGAACATAACTTGTGGATAATTCGTGCTTTCGTCAAGCAACTCGGTCGGCTGGCTCTCGAGTGACAAAGAGAGAAGTAAGTTCCCATTGACCACTGTTCTCTGTGTATCTCTGACAATTCGAACAACTTCTCCGTACACCTCATAAGCCTTACCGTAGTTTCTAGCCCATGCTATACACTCAAGATTCGCGGGTTGTTCTCTGACATACTTCTGAGAAGTACCCCCGCTTCCGCGAACAGTAAGAGCGGGGTCGTCGATTGACCAATCATTCGCAGACAATGAAGCGTCGGTCGTGAATCTATGTCTTACACCTATCTGCGAGTTTATGAGCGACAAGAGCGTCGCGTCGAGACTGAGATAGGCGATTGCCACTTCAACAGGGGAAACATAGTAATCAACCATTAGTCAATCAAACTTCAATCGCCAGCGATTTATAACAAGTGTGTAAAAGTTCTTGAGTGCATCTTCGAAGGCTATTCTCAAGAATGGGTCATGTTTCTGATGGTAATAGATTGTATATTCTTGACCACAACCCAACTCGAGAGCATATACTTCTCCGCGAACAATCTCGGGCAACAAGTAACGGTGGGGTATACCGGGGGCGCTTGGCGAAGCGGGAACGTGCTCATTCCAGTTATACCCGGGCTTCGCGACGTGCGTTCGGCGCTTCATCGTTCCAGTGTCATAACCGTGTCCGGGGACAAGTCTTGCTCGAGCGTTCAACCCTGCTTGGTACATGAGTTCCGCTTGAGTGTGAATGGCGAGGTCGACGGCGTCTGAATAGACTTTATCTCCCTGCCAATTCAAGCGGTAAGCAGTTCGCCCGGGAAGTCTTCTAGGACTTGGCGCTCGCGCCACTGGGCGGGGTATCCTTATAAGTTTCCAAGAACCGATTTGCGACCCCAACAATCGAACTTCGTTCTCGTCTTGCGGTCTTGGTCAACTCTTTGAAAGCGTCGGAGTTCGTGTCAAGCACGAGAACGATTCTCTCGCTCACTCCTTCACCGCTTCTTGTGTAAATCGTTCTTTTTTTGTTCTGAGCCATTCTACAAACTCCTTGCCGTTACCACCACATGAGTTCGTCCTCTGAATCCGTTGACGTTCTCATAAGATGCTTCGACGATAAACTTTTTTGAAGACGCGGACTCGCCGTTCTGAAACTCGAGTTCGGTGATTTGGTCGCCCTTCTGCACGTCTGTTCCTATCGGAAAGAAAAACTTTTCTTCTGCGACCGTGACGAGTTCGGCTGACATGGGGTCGACCTGCTTGTGCTCTGACCGAATGTACTTGCAAGGGATATTCGTTGTCGGTGTGTCAAAGTCCGTTGGGAGTTCATTGAGCGCATTGGCGACTCCCGTAGGCTTCGCAACCGAGCAAGTAAAATCGAATATCATCGCGAGCGCAAGTCGAAGGCAGACATCTTCGCCCTTTGCTTTCCGAGACTTTCGAGCGTCCCGTTCGTATCAAGCAAGAGGGCGTTTTGCCCATAGAAGGTACTTCTCAAACCCTCCCCCGTCTTTCCCATGACCTTGTAAGAGTAGTCCGTCATACGTTCACTTTCTACACGTGGCGAAGCCACAGAAGCAAGATGGGAAATGAGAAATAAGGCAATCGCTCTCGAGCGGTCATCTGAGTAGTCTACATCCGCGAATATCTCATTGAATAAAATTGTTCCAGTTTCAATGAAAGCGGTAAGGCTTGTCTCGTCGAGCGTGGTCGGGAAAATTGCCTTTATCTCATCTGGGGTGATGTTTGATACGGTCGCCATTACTTAGACTTTACGTTCTCTGCTTTCGCTTTCGCGTCTGCTTCTGCTTTCGCGTCTGCTTTTGCTTTCTTCGCAAGTTCTTCGACGCCGTCAACGGTTGGAGGGGTCAAGTTCAGTTTCTTGATTTCCTGTGCCGTTGCTTCGCCAGCGGGTTCGATAATATCGAAGAATCCGCTCACGTCTTCATTGTCG